ACGAGATGGCATAAGAAGTAACGGAATCCCTGGGAATTAAGTTCCCCATTTCATCCCTTCTTACGCCATACAACGCGGCTGCAAACTGGACTTCGGGGTGGAAATCCCGCCAAAGCGTTCGAGAGAACGTGGCAGGCTTATACACCTTAAGAGTCCTTATGCAGTCGCGGGTGCGAGTGGACCACCTATCCATAGAGTCTTCGATGACGATGTCACCGAGCTCGGATGGGCCACGGCACGATCTGATATTCACGGGTAGCTGCGATAAGCAGTGAAACCATGCATTTCTGATACGTGCCCATCTGCGGTAAATAATCTCCCCGCTGTCAAACAGCATTCTAGGAATTTGGAAAGGATCATACTCGTTAAAGTAGTAGCCATCCCAAATAGACGCATCTTTACAGACACGTCTAAGACCATTAGCCATAGATATCCACTGTTGTGGTTCAGAAGGCAACTCCTCAACGTTATGCGCGCGGACGCGCACGCCCTTGAAGAAGTCGCCACCACAACTTTCTCGGAACCATCCTTCCGTGAAGGTCTTTCGACCATTGGCTGTGAAGCCAAAGAAAGACAGCGCCGACAATACGTCTCTAGACGTTTCTGTCCGGCAAATGATATCATCGCCGAATACAAAAAGGTCGTTACCGGGAGTGGAGTCTCCACTGGCAACACTGGTTATTGCCCCGAAAAGCAATGTTTCCAGCTCGAACGTAAAGCCGTTGCCCATACTACTGAATTTAGACAGCCGAACACTTTTACCTTCAATCTCCGTTACCGGAGATCTCAGAGAGTCCAGCGCTTCATACCAGCGGCGGGGTAGTAAGAGCCTGACCAGGCTCGTACAAACGGTATCGCTAGCCGATGACAGGTCAATAGTGCAGAAATCTCCATTAAACGACGCGAGTCGTGCCATCTCACGATGGTGGAACTGCCCATTAATCAAGTCGAAACCCACCCTATTCAACCTTTGACTCAACTGGAGGCCAAGGCCTCGTTGATAAAAGGAATTCAAAGACGGTTCCTTGCAACAACCGCGTAAAGAAGTTGCACTTTTAGGTACAGTAAAGAAGGAGTTACCCTTACAGTATAGCACCCTACCGGCATCGTCAAGGCTCTGCAAACAAGCAGAGAACCAGGCTGAGTCTTTCCAAGACTCGACCCAGTCTTGACCTTGAGGGGTCAACGTGGGAAGCGAGGACATTTTGTCGGCAACGGTACAGTTCCGACTAGAATCGCTCATAGTAGCACCAGGCCCGAAGCGCCCCTCAACGGGGAACTTAGGACCCGCACCAATCCAGTGCCTGATCTTTTTCCTCACCGCGACAACGAAGTCGTGGAGAGCCTCTGGTTCTGACGCATCAAAGCGGAAGAATAGGGGATCAAGTCTTAGATTAGTACGATGACAGGCTTT